ACACTTGATAATATTAACGCAAGCAGTCCCATCACTACACTTAATGGAAGTAATGTGACAAGTTGAATCAACGCATACGTAGATTTCACTGTGGTAAGTCTAGGGATGATACCAGTCAATGTCAATACTAATCGCACCTAACTTCTTCCTTAGTATGAGCAATAGGATTACTGTGTTAATAAAGTTAATGACTTTAATCGCTTATTAATATTAAACTCGTTTTACGTTAATAAGAGCAGTGAATTAATTATTCCCGTGAGTAATAAACTTTGCTGCCGCAGCATAACACTTTATGCAATGACTCAACCTGGTCAGCAATAGCATTACGTCACTGACAATAAGACTTCAGTGCGTGCCGGTCGTCATTGCATAAAGTATTTCAGTGCTGTTATGTTAATGAGACTGAAATGGTTTTCTTGCTTATAGTAATATTGATTATATATGTCTGTCAGCCAGTTTGGGCACAAAAAAACAGAGGTTGCGAGCCTCTGTTGTATTTTATTTAACTTATCGTTCCAGTTTTAAAATCTTTCAAAATTAATCTGCACTAGTTTTTTCGGGATTTTTTTCGGGATTTTCTGGGATTTTTGGGCTTTTATGGGCATTTTGCTTTAATTTTTGACCCAAATCCCAAGCCTTCATTTCTGTGTGAAACAATATCACTGACTCAACCGACACTCCGAGAAGGAGTGCGGCTGATGCGATTGAACTGTTGGCGTTTATCTTATGACTCATAGGTTTGTATGTGATACTTCTTTTCCTTCGAGGTATATAGACTCAAACGCTTCCCATAAATCCATTTCATTATTTGCTTCAATCTCAAACATAAGTTCTGGAAAGTCAGCAGATAAAGATTTGAGCCAAGCGATAGGCGGAGTGCCAATCGTGGTGAACTCAAAGTGTAGCGTATCATCAGTATACCATATTGCATTAACGGCTCTAGCATCATAAGGGCAACCCCATTCCTCACAGGTAAACTCCAGCATAGAGTGATATCCTGTCTTAACGTAATTATGAGCAGTCTCGTCTTTAGTCAAAGTATAATGACTATCAACCAGTGTCTGCGGAATGGGTGAATGATTGTAAAACGATAGTGGTGACCTGTCGTCCTCGTCTACTAACTGTTGCGACAGGTCATAGATAGAGGCGACGAATGTATCTGCCACCGCTGAGATGGTCAGTTTATTATAACACCAGATAGGTGCTTCAGAAGGGTGAGTCATAGTTGATAGTGGTTTGGGTGAAGTTTTTGTAGTCTTTGTTTTGTTTCTTTAGGATTTCATCAGCATCAGAGATGGCTAGACTTGTCAGAAAGTTAAGAGCACTGAGATGTGCTCTGCAATCTGGAGTCGTGCCATTCCAATACTTGTCAATCAGATGGTGGTAGACGATTACTTGGGCTTCTTGTGTATTCATATGGTTGTTAATGAAGAACCCCCAATATGCTACTAAAGGGGGTTCGTGTCAAGTGGATATCGTGAGTTTTTATTCTTTTTGGTTTACGATTTCTTTGCAGATACGGATGGCTCTGGCAATCTCTGGGTCGTTTTCTGGGTTCGCCTCGACAGCGGCCAAATCAATCTCTGAGAAATAATCGTTACTTGGACTCATTGGCGATGGCTTCATTGAATACGTTTAGGACGAACGCTCGGCTTTCTGGATGCTGTGCAACTTCCATTAAGTTAAGTTTAGAGAGGATAGTCTCAAACTTATTACGTTGGGCTGAGTTCTTCAGTCCGACGATGGTAAGGAAGGCACGGCGATGGCGTTCGTATGCCATTACCAATTTGGAACGAGTGACTACGCCAGACTCATTCTTGAGAATGTTCTGGTTAATCTTCGGCTCCTTGCACAGAGAAAGATAATTCTCAATAGCATTGGAGCAGGTCAGTTCGGTGTCCTCTCTGGAACTGAACAGGTCGTAGAAGCGACCCGCCTCACGATTGTTCAGACCACGGCTTTTTGCCCACATAAAATTGTAGGCTTCTTTGATTTCTGGCGTTAGTTTCTTAGGCATTTTTGTTTTTGGTTTGGTAGGAAATATATTTGGTTAATGACGCAACTAAGTTTGGCTTGGTTCCCGATAAGGTGGCCTCTGCTAGTTTGGCTTTCATCTCATTAATCCTGTCGCTTTTGTTTTTGTAGTGAGGCGACACTTGGTTGCCTTTTAATCCGCTGATGTATTTGCTCATTTGTTTTTGGTGTTCTTCTTAGATTTAGCGGACTTCTTCTTCTTAGTCAAGTGAAACTTCTTTTTTATCGGAGCAAATAGAGACTCAATCTTGATATCGTATTTAGTTTCGTCAACAGGGTCGGCTAGGTGGTTTTTGTCAACCAATTCGCACCCCTGCTCATACATTTGCTTAAACTGTTCGGTGTCTTTTGAAAGAGAATATACAGTAAGGATGCCGTAGTGGGAGAGGTTGCACGCATACTTTCCTGCGTGAATATCACGAAGCAACTTCCAAGCGTCTACTCGACTCAACTCCCCATTGTGAATGATGAGGAGAAGGTCAAGAGGCTCGAAAGTCGTAAGACTTTTAGGATACTTGAATACGAATGTGTCTGGGATTTTGTTTTTCATTTGGTGTAGAGAGCGTTGACTTGCTTAATGCCATCCTTGAAAATGTTTTCAAGAGAGGCGATTACGTTGAGTGCATCGAGATGCCCTTTGGAGGCAAGAGAGTGCTCATACTTCCAATGAGCCGCCATCTTTTCTTCGTGTGCAACTGACTGACGCATAACCTCCATAGCGGTATTTGCGGATTTGATATACATCGCATCAGCCGCATTTTCGATGCGGAGTTTTGCGATTTCTTGATTCAAACTGACGATTTGATGTGCAAGTGCTTGCACGTCTTTATCAATCTGAGTCTGAGGAATGTGGGCTAGGTTGTTCATTTGTTTTAGTAGGTTGTTCGTCTACAGGTATATCTAAGGTCTTTGCTTTGTCAAGCGAGAACATCTTATTGAGTTCATCTTGGGTGACCTGCAATCTGGTTTCCACCCTCACAGTAGGAGCGTCCGACAAGTCTCTGACCTTATCAATAGCGATAGCGACAGCCATAGTTAGTTGCCCCAAGGGTATGTTGTCAACCTCGTTCCTAAGTCTTTCTGCACCTTTCTGCACAAAATCTCCCAGCGAGCCAGCAATCTCTTTCTTCCAAGCGTTCATCTCAAGTTTGCCTTCGCCCTCAAGTTCCTGCCTAATGGCTACGATTGTGGACTTCCTAACGGAAATTGTTCGTGCAGTCTCTTCGCAGGTCTTTCCGTCCTGTAGCATTTTCTTTGCAATTTCTTTCACGGGCTTGGGCAGGCTCCTGCCCGCTGGGTTTAGTGACTCGTTGCTGGCTTGATATTCCATAATTTTGTGATAAATGGGAGTATGCACGAAATACACTTTGATGTCAAATTAGAACCTACCAAGGCAACACATCAGTCCTGTCTGCGAGTTATGAAAAGACGTGGCGGCGGTATGTTTGTTGGAAAATATGCTAATTCCAAGGTAAAACTGTGGGTTTCGGACTTTTCAAAATTAATTGCAAAGCACAGACCATCAACGCCTTACGACTTTCCTGTTTCGCTTTTTATTAGATTCAGATTTCCCCACCTGAAATCCAGCAGCAGCGAGTATAAAAAGAATCCGCAATGGAAAACCACACGCCCTGACTTGGATAATATGGAAAAGGTAATCTTGGACTCTCTTACGGAACAGGGTTTCTTTGTGGATGATTCGATTGTATGCTCGAAGACGACGGAAAAAGTCCACGACGCAAATTACGGGATAGAAATATTAATTAGAAAAATTGGTTGACGGCACGTCTGATTGGGGTAAGGTGTGTGTCTATGCCTAACACGAAAATCGACAGCATCACAGACCAGATTAACTCGGAGTCTTATGACCTCATTGACGCTATGAATTACTCTGGCCTCAAAGAGTTCCTCATCTCCCCTGCCCACTACAAGCACTCCCAAGACTCGGAGGACGACAGCGACAACCCAGCCTTTAAGATTGGTCGTGCCTTGCATATGGCTGTGTTTCAGCCGTTTGCTTTTGTTAATAATTGGGCTGTTGCTCCAGAGTGCGACCGCAGAACGACTGCTGGAAAACTTATCTGGAACGATTTTCAGTTGCACAATCTTGCCAAGGAAGTTCTTTCTGCTACCGAATATGAATTGGTCTGTGCTATGACTGCAAAAGTTAAAGCCAACCGCTTTTTCAAAGATACTGTAACCGATTTAAACTTTAACGAGTGCGGTGTATTCACTAATTTGTGGGGTTCTAATGTGAAAGGACGACTCGACACTTACGACCCGATTAACAACGTAATTTTCGACTTAAAAAGCATTAAGGTTCCGCCAACCGCAAAGGCTATGCGTCACGAAATCTTTGCCAGAGGTTATCATCTCCAAAGTGCTTTGTATAAGGAAATGGTTTACTCAATTACCAAGAAGATGCCTAAGTTTGTGTTTGGTTTCATTGAAAAAAATGAGCCGTTTTCCATAAACTTTGCTACCATCGGGCAGACCTATCATCATAGTGCCTGTATCCAAATACAGACCGCATTGTGCCGTTATGAAAACTGCAAGGCAGAGAACAAGTGGTTTGGATTTGATAACGAGTTTGAGCCGTTGGTAATCTCTCCAGATTACGGACTTGACGACAGCGTTGAAATCGGACAAGACATTCTCGATGACTAACGAAAACCACAATATGTTCTCTGGGGTATTTATACCAAGAGAAGTCTTACTAGACGCTGACCTATCAGCGTCCTGTAAGATTATTTACGCCATCATCCAGTCGCTCGATAACGCAGATGGATGTTATGCCTCAAACGATTACATTGGCAAGATGATTGACTTATCCGAGCGTAGCGTAAGCGATGCCGTGTCAGCACTCGTTGACAAAGGATATGTCAGTCGCTTTGTCGATAACGACAAGGGCATCCGTATCCTTCACACCGCCTCTAGCCGTTCTTTAGCCCAGCAGAAATCTGCTACCCCCCCTAGCGAAAATCTGCTACCCCCCACGCAGAAAACTGCTACCAATAAGACTAAGAATAATAATAGAAGAATAAATACAGGGGACACTAAGACTTTGGTTCTTCCTCCTTTGCCTCACGGACAGGCTTTATGGGACGCTTGGGATAAGTGGGTAGCCTACAAAAAAGAACGTAATACACCCTTGACGAACTCAACAATCCTAAGCACATTAACCTTCCTAACACAACTAAACGAAAATGACGCAATCCTCTCAATCGAACTTTCAATCCGTAATGGCTGGTCTGGCCTCTTCGCTCCCCAACAGTCAAAGTGGAAGCAAGCCTCACAGTCAAAACCCCTCACCAAGAGCGACCATGAGTCATTCTAAGTGCGAGTGCGGTGGTGACCGAGTGCCTATGCTGAAGGACGGCAAGGTTATCTGGCCCGACTATGCTTGCCCAGCCTGTGAGTGCAAGTATGACCTTAGCCGTGACGGACGCTATCGTGGTGGCGTTTGGGCATACGAACCAGTGGGTATGCCTGTCGAGTATACCAAAACAGTTCCTAGCCTCATTCCGTGCCCAAAGATGCAGTCCGTAGCGAACACTTGGGAGAACTGGAAGGAACGCTCGCTCCTGCTCCACGGAACCACCCGCCTTGGCAAGACCCGAGCCGCCTTTGAGGTTGCCCGCAGACATTGGAAGGCTAACTTCAAGAAGCAGACATTCTTGACTATGCGTAAGTTGGAGCAACTCATTGAACAGGGATACGGCAAGTTTGACCATTCGTCCCGCATCCAGAGCCTCATTGATGTCCCATTCCTGTTTATTGACGACTTGGGCAAGGAGAAAATGACTGCTCGTATTGCAACTGACCTGTTTGCCATTATTGACGAACGCACCATCCACCACCGCCCGACTGTCATTACGACCAACTTTACGTCTGGTAGTCTTATTGAAAGATTTGACGACAAGGAGTTGGGGCTTGCCTTAATCGGTCGTTTCAAGGATTACTTTGACCTCGTTGGGGCAACCGCAAAAGAAATTGAAAATAACCCTTGACCTAACACCAAACATAAGCATATATACATTCTCACCCATACATAATATGAACGAATACGCAGAATACGAAGCCGAAATGAAAATCCGCAACGCCAAGCAAGTAGCACTCCAGAACTCACTGGTTGCCGCTATTGCCGAAACAACGGATGTTCACGCCGACAGCAATAACCCATTCCACAAGAGCAAGTATGCTTCTCTTAACGCACATCTTGCGTTGATTAAGCCTATCTTTGCAAAGCACGGCCTTGCTATCGTGCAGTTCCCTTGTGGCGACGCAGTAAGCGTTGGTATCAACACTATCATCATCCATAAAGATGGCGGTCGACTTGAAGAACAGTCTGTAATCCCTTGTCCGCAGGGCATTGATGGTCAGAAGGCTGGCTCTATCTTCTCCTACCTCCGTCGCTACGCTCTTGCGGCTGTTGCTGGTGTTGCTACTGACGATGATGATGCAGAGGCAGTTCGTGCTCCTGTATCAAGTGCTCCAAGACAGACTTATACTGCCGCCACTAACGCAGGAAAGTTTGTTGCTAATCCTTCCTTCAACACACCTTCTGGTGAAATAAACTTTGACCTTCCTGTTCCTTTTGGAAAGAATAAGGGAAGTGCTCTCAAAGACCTCCCAGATGCTGACGTAAATTATTGGGCTAACACTTGGGAGCCTAAGCCTTGGGAAAAGACTGGTAAGGTCGGTGCTAAGGACTTGGCTCTAAAGGCTTCTGCTAAGGCTCTTTGGGCTATCAAGCAGGGTGGCACTCCCGAAAACGAAGGCGAAGAAGAGGAGGATGCTATTCCCTTCTAAACCCTAAGCGATTTCACCCTGTAGTTCAATGGATAGAACATCTGCCTTCTAAGCAGATTATCTTGGTTCGATTCCAAGCAGGGTGATTTCAAAACTTTATGACTAAATGCCGACACATTGAAAAGTTTAATCCAAAGGTATTTGGTCCGTATCTAATGGTGCAGTATGCTGATGGCGAAACCAAGGAGTTCCTTGGCTTTACCTGTCAGTTTTGCCCTAAGTGCGGAGAACGTATCCACCCAGACGAAAGAACTGAACAAGAAATCAAAGACTTTGAAAATGAAAAACCATATTAAAGAAGAAATAGAGTCGCTTAAAAAGCAACTCGCTGGTGCTGTCATTGAAACATCCGTTGCTGAACGAGAAAGAACTCAAGTCGCAGATATGTATAAGTCACTCTATGCTCGTTTTGAAAAACTTGAGTTAGAGAGAGCAAACCTACAAAACGAAAACCAACTGTTAAAAGATTTCTGCAAGGCTTTCCATTTCGTTCTTCCAGAACCAACTCCAGACCCAAAAGACTCAACAACATCTTCTGAGTTATACAAAACTCAATACAAGATGGCTATGAGCCAATACCTTAAATGGTTTAACGCCAACCCCCAATGAGCAAATACCAAACATTTATCTGCGTAGGAGATAACCACGGCGACAAAGGTGACCAAATAGCGTTCGATGGAATGAAGGAGTTCATTAAGGACTTCAAACCCCAGCATCGTATTCACCTCGGAGATTGCTTTGATTTCCGTTCCATCCGTAGAGGCGTTTCCACCTCCGACAACGAATCTCACGAATCATTGAGAGAAGATGTCGAGTGCGGAATGGAGTTTATCACCGCAATGAAACCTACAGCGTTTCTTTACGGAAACCACGAAGATAGACTGCATCAAATGATGTTTGGTAGCAACAATGGCGTTGTGCGTGACTATGCTTATGATTTAGACCAAGTAATTAAGAAGCATCTAAAGAAAAATGGGTGCAAAACAATCCTGCCTTATCACGCAGACAAAGGAGTTTATCGCATCGGTCCAATAGCGGCAGTCCACGGATACACTTGTGGTGTTAGAGCCGTGCAAGAACACGCTATGCATTACGGAACTTCTGGCGGTGCTGTCATTATGGGTCACGTCCATAGCATCCAGCAAGCCAACGCCAAGAAGCACGGAGGGGTTGTAGGCTTCTCTGGAGGGTGTATGTGCTCTAGGGATATGGACTACGCCAAGAACCGACTGGCTACGTCTATGTGGGGTCTTGGATGGACTTATGGAGTCATTGAAGGCAAGGAGTGGAAGGTGTGGCAAGCCCATCGTTTTAACGATGGCTGGATTTGGACAAAGGAAGTCCGCACTTGGACTCATAGAACTAAATGATTTACGAGTTTCGCAATCCCATCCCTGTGCATACTGATATTGGCTACGGCTGGTTAATGTATGTGCGAGATGGTGGAACTTGGTCTAACGACATTTTTGCTGTTGTGCTTGAAATAGATGGAATTATTCGTCATATGAGAACAGACCAATTCAAAGTTCTGCAAAACCCAACATTTGACATAACCAATAAACAAACCAAATGACAAAGCCCAAGGCAAAGGAATACTGGACTAGATACAAGACTGTTGAACTAAACGGAATTGTGATGAAAGAGTTTAGAGCAAAAAGAATACTTGCTCTACAGGATGAAATTGTCCGCTTAAATGAACACGAAAGAATGAAAGAAGACGACATCGCTGCAAGCCTCGGAATTAATCCAATGACTCTTCGTGGATACATTAAAGTCCTTGGCATCAAAATTATTAACAAAAACCCTTGGCATCTAAACGATACTACTGGGTGGGAAAATAAAATCCCGATTATGCTTGCGAATGAGGAAACTTACGCAACAATGGCTAAGAAGTTGAACACCAATGAGTCTGCAATCTGCAGATGGGTGTGCAACCAGGGACTCTCCAAACAAAAAATACAATAATGAAAAACCTATTAACTAACCTAATTAAAACGCTTAAAAACAAAGAGGAAGAGCACGTCCCTTATGGATGGTTTACGAAAGAACAAATTGCCAAAGAAATGGACATATCTATCTCTCAGGCAAAATATTTCATTTTTACTGGAAAGCAGTCTGGCTTAGTAATTACTAAGCAATTTAAGCGTTTAAACAAACAGGGTGCTTTAAGAAGCACGACCCACTACGCTAACAAATAACGCATCTGTAATTCAATGGTAGAATGCCTCATTTGTAATGAGGTCGTTGTCGGTTCAAGTCCGTCCAGATGCTCCATTGAAGCGTCCCCACAAGAAGGAGTGCAAGCAACCTGTGGGGACTAATCTTCAATGGCCTAACAACGGGCACAAACGAACACAACAAACCCTGCACTCACCACATCAACTTAAAACACTATGAGCGATAATTTATTTTTAGCAAGCCTACTTCTTTTCTGCGTCATCGGGAGCCTTACGTGTTGCCTTATAAATTATATAGGCGAGGTCCAAAACAAAAAATACTCCAAGAGAGATGACGATGTATTGCCAGATAGGACTGTCAAGAACCCACGCAGAGGATACGCAGAGGACACCAGCAACGCAAAATATCATACCAGAAAGTTTTTTGGTGGTAAATGCTATCGCTATTACTCCAATCATTATCATCCCCAGACCAAGACTTGTAATTTTGGAGATAGCATTATCTTTTATAGCCCTTTCAGCAATCGCATCAGAATTGGCTTTAGCAAGTTTGGCTTCAGTCAATTCCGCACTCATAGCCTCAACAGCATCCCACGCAAGACTGGTTTCATTATCTATTTTTACAGCAAGGTCTTTGTCTTTGGTGGCGGCTACGGAGTCATTCTTCGCAATGGTAGTTCTATATTCAATGACTTTTACAACACTAGGTGGCTTAATGCCAGAGAGTCTGGTAATTTGAGCGTCGAGAAGAATCCAAGAGACTGACTTGTTGTCAGTTACTTCAGAGATTGCAGTAAGAGCACTGGCGGCATCAGAAGCAATTATTTCAATCTTTTCGACATACTTAAATACCTCTGTATTTTCTTTGATTACAGGTGCAGCAACAGGCCCAGTAGCACAGCCAGCAAGGAAAAGAGTCAAGAATAGGCAAAAAAGTTTCATTTCTTTCTTTTGTTTTGAGTTAACATTATGTAATCCCTTTTTCTTCTAGACTCCAAAAGGGGGTTTTTAGGCTTTCCATCTTTACCATGCGACCAAGTTCTTACATTTTCAGCAATAGCACCCCAGTCCCCCTTTGACATCTGTTTAAAAAGATTTGAAGGAGAGGTTTCTTGAGCATAGCCATTTCCTACGTTATGAAGAAATGATACGAGTGCTGCTTTTTGTTTGATACTTCCAGTAGACCAAAGTTTTGGGAATCGTTCAATAAAATCAGAATCCATTTTCATGTGGTCTTTTTGATATCTTGCTCTGTCTTTTTCTCTGTTTGTAACAACTGTGTCAAATTGGTCTGCTCTCCATAAGTTGCCATCTTCGTCTTTGGTATAACCAGTGCCAGCAGTAAGAACTCCTACTTTACCTTTAATTTCTTTATATTTACCATTATATTTTTTATCTGCCCAATCTGCTGGGACAACTGCATTAGTATCAAGATACACCCTATCAACCATACCCTCACTCTTTGAGTTGTAATCATAGCCTTCTTTCATCCAATCAAGTGCGTCAGCACCATTAATTCGACCAGTCTTACCTCCATAATAAATCTTTTTTTGGATAGATGCTGTTGTCTGTCTAATGGCAGACATTGGCTGTGTTGCGTCTGGGTCTGGTGGTTGAGCCAATACAGGCTTAAAACTTGATTGTAGTTCGTTAGGGGCAGGAAGTTCTGGTGCAGTTTTCTTAACCTGTGCAAGAACAGACGGCTGAAGTAGACCGCCTCCAATAACTGGAGCATTTTCGTCTCCAAGTGTAAACTCTTTAGGGAAATTAATCATTGTCTTTCAATTTAGTAATAAACTTTCTTCTTACAAAGTCAAATAACTCAGGAGCCATAGAGCCAGCAATAGATACTAAAACGCTTTTATAGATAGAATCAATGTCAAAGTTCAAAAGCGAAAGGTAAGAAATAACTCCAATAATACCTCCAGCAATAATCTTCCTTAGCCATATAATAGCAGAATACTTTTCGTTTGTAAGAATAAGCCTAGCCAACATACCCATTGCTCCAAGTATAGCCATAACCCATCCCCCCTTGCGAAGTTCTTCATACAATTGATTTAATGAATCATCGCTTTGCATCGGAAGGCCTGTATCTATAGTGAACCTTGTCACCTGATGTTTTAATAATGTCTGCACGGCTTGGAGAAGCACCCTTCTTTGTAGGGTCAAGTCCAGTATTGTCATAAGCCTCCTTGACTGAAGCAGGGAACATTGCTTTTAGAACCTGCTCATTTGCTTCATCAAGAGACTTATAAGTAGCAAGATAGTTTCCGTTAGGAGCGTATATGATGTATTCAACATAAGGACTCTTTTGCTTCATTCTGCCACCCCAGTCAGCCCACCATTTACCTCTGTATCCACTTCCAGTGGCTTCTTTTTCGCCAGTTTTTTGTTCCTTTGCCTTTACCCAGTCTTGAATAAGTCTCCAAGATTCCATGTCTCCACCAATGTCCCAAATAGGCTTTACTCTAACACGAATTCCCCTGTCTCCAGTTCCCCAAGATAAGCCCTCTCCTTTATTACCAAGAGGTATTCTGAAAAGAGTATCATTTGGATACATCATTTCTTGAATTAACCAACCCTTTTCGTTTTGATATTGCAAGCCTCTTACTGCTTGACCAACCTGTGCTGGCATATTTCTAAGTTCAGCCAACTTCCTGACTGTTGCTTCTCCCTGAATTGATTCAAGGGTCTTAGAAGGACCAATAGGCTGTTTCATCATTGCCTTGTAACTAGGATTCTGTCTGTTTAGTTCTTTGATTGCTTTAATAAATATAGCAACGTCAGAACCGTCAACATCTCTTTCAAGAACTTTTTGGTCAACCTGTTCTTTCCATTCTTTGAAATATTTAGCAACCGCCTCCTTGTAAGAAAGTTCTTCTGTAAAATCCTTTCTCTTTGGCTCCGGTCCCATTCTAGGCTTTTCACCAGAATGGTCACCTTGCTCTCTAATTCCAGCAAGAATAAGTGCAGTTTCAGACCTGTCGGCCTGAGCAGTCATCATACTGCTTGGAGCAACTTGCAATGGAACCTGCGTATCGCCTGGATTGTATCCTTTATACATACCAGCGGTAGCCTCTGCAACGCTGCCAGAAGCAACATTAGGGCCTGCTGGCTTTACGACAAAATGACCAAAGTCTGCAGTGTTAACCCAGTTATCAATCCATTCAAGGGTCTTCTGCGGGTCTGTAGTAAGAATTTGGTCGCCTAATTCAGCAATCATTAAGTCACGGACTTCGGCAGCCCAAGTATAATCTCCAGTAGGATTATCCTTTAACTTTCTCATAAAGTCATAAAATACAGGATTGTCTGGATACTTAACCTGTCTTCTTCTTTGCTGAGGGTTATCTGCAGTAGGGTCACTTACAAGGTGCAAAACAGCAATACCTTCTTTTCTATACTGTTCAAGTCTTTCGTCTCTTATAATTGTTTCAACTTGATTTGTTTGTTCAGCAAATTCAATAGCGTGTTTAATTTGAGATTCAATGAATATGGCATTCTTGCCCTTGAAAATA